ATGTTAGCAGCATGGATGGGCTTAAAGCGAGCAAAGATGCTAGTCAGAAAGATATAGAGACGAGCCAAAACAACCAGCTTAAGGCACTGGCAATAAGAGACAAGATAAACAAGGAATTAGCCGAATGGATTCAGTCTGATAATGCACGCGCTAAACGAGTAGCGGATACATACAATAACAAGTTTAATGCAACCGTTCTTCGCAAATATGACGGTTCTTTTTTGAAGTTCCCGTGGTTGAACGCGGCGGCAAACATAGTGCTTCGCCCTCACCAAGTTAATGCGATATGGAAAACATTACAGGAAAAGGCCGTACTTTATGCGCATTGCGTAGGGTCCGGCAAAACATGGACAATGCAAGCAGCCGGCATGGAGCTGAAACGGCTTGGCCTTGCACACAAGATTGTGTATACCACGCCAAAGAATGTAGTAAAGCAGTTTGAGCGCGAGTTCTATGCACTGTGCCCTAACGCCAAGATACTTGTTCTTGATAGCGACACTCTTCCTGCCGCACCGAAACATATCGAGTATGACCTTATCCCTGCGAAGGAAGAAAGAAACGGCAAGATGGTGGTCAAGAAGCTGCCCAACGGGCTGCCGGTGATGGAGAAAAAAGCAGTTTCTAAAGCAGAGCAAGAGAAACGCAAAGCAATAGTAGCACGCCGAAACGCAACCATGATGAAGATAAAGACGGAAGACTGGGACGCTATTATCATGTCTCATGAAACTTTCGAGAATCTTCCTGTCGCCGATGAATACTTGAAGAAATTCATCGACGGAGAATTGGTGAAGTATGGGCGGGCACTTGAATCCGCGCGCGAGGAAAAGGCCAGCAAGAGGACTATCCGGGATATTCAACTACAAATTGATAAACTTAAATCTCGACTCGAGGAAATTACAAACCAAAAAGACAAGATGGAGCTGGGTTCTGATACCTTCGAAACGTTGGGCATTGACCAGCTCTTTGTCGATGAGGCGGATGTGTTTAAAAATTTGCAGTTTAGTACTACTATGGGAACGGCCAGGGGGCTGTCCAATAGCTACTCGGCACGTGCGGAAGATATGTACTTAAAAACGCAGTATCTGATCAATTCAGCTAACACACACGGCGTAGTATTCGCGACAGGTACGCCGATTTCAAACTCTGTCGTAGAGCTTTACACCATGTGCAGATACATGGCGGGGCATGAGTTGGAGAAACTTGGGATTGATTCTTTCGATCAGTTTGCAAAGATGTTTATCCGCATTGGACAGGGCGAAGTGCCAAAGCAAGATGGCACTGGCTATGAGTATAAGAACAAAGTCTTGGGTCTAAGGAACGCACCGGAGTGTGCAAGAATATTCAAGCAATTCGCTGACGTGCAAACCGTAGAGGATTTGCCTTACATCGAGCAAGCAAGGCCGAAATGCACATACGTTGATGTCGCTATTGACGAGTCTGAGTGGTTGAAAAAATTTAAGCGCGAGATTCGCGAACGTGTAAAAAAATTTAACCCCCAAGACCCGCCACAACGTCCGAGCAACAGTAAGGAGTCACAAGATCAAATGGCATTAACGGGTAAGCCCATAATGGTGCCGGATGGTTATCTGCTCTTGTCAAGCGATTTTAGAAACGCTTCCTTGTCCCCAAAAATCATAGACAGAAATGTAAGCGATGAAGAGGGGCTGACAAAAGTATATGCTTGCGCCGAACATGTCCTCGAAGAATACAAAAATAGCTCAGACAGAAACGGGGCACAGCTAGTGTTCTGCGACCAATCCACACCTGATGGCAACCCAAACCACTTCTCTGTTTATCCGGAACTCAAACGGCGTTTGGTAGAACTGGGCATACCCGAAAACGAAATCGCATTTGTTCATGAAGCTAATACTGACGAGAAGCAGGCGAAGCTTTTCCAAGCGGTGAATGAAGGGAAAATCCGAGTGCTTATTGGCTCTACCGGGAAGATGGGCGCGGGCACAAACATGCAAAAGAAGCTTGTCGCATTGCACCATCTTGATTGCCCATGGCGACCCAGAGACATAGAACAACGCGAAGGGCGTATCCTTAGACAGGGCAACGAGAACAAAGAAGTTCGCATTTACCGATATGTACAGAAGGGTTCTTACGATTCTAATGTTTGGAATACCATAAGAAGCAAAAATACTGTAATAAAACAAATTATGCGTGGAGACCCGAGCATAAGAACCGCTGACACAGAAGGCATTGACTCGGGGAATTTCTTCGAGTTGGAAAAGCTTGCGAACGCAGACCCGGACCAGCAACGTTACCTCGAAGTTTCCTCTCGCTTGAGAACGCTTGAAGTCGCAAAATCCACTTTTGAAGTGACGAAGGAGCAGGCGGCGCGCACACTTGAAAAAGCCCCTGCCGAAATTGAAACAATCGAGAATCAATTAAAAGCCGCGAAAGACGATGTGGCCGCCTTGCAAAAGACAGATGCCAAAACCTTCACTATCAAGATCGATGGTAAGGTATACACCGATAATAAAGCGGCCAACGAAGCAATGAGCGCAGTCAAAGAGAAGCTGGCATTGGACTGGGCTAGATACCTTGCGAAAGCCGGCAACGATGCTAAAATGCAGCCTGTCAAAGTCGGTGAAGTAAGGGGTTTTGAAATCTTTGCCGATGGGGACAACCGGAAATTCCGTGCTGGTGGAATTAGCTCTAATATCGAGTTTGTGCTCAAACGGAAATTTGAACACCCGGTTCCTACCGCAACTGCCTTGGGCGCGTGGACTGCATTGCAAACAGTACCGTTCAGAACGGCAGAAACCCTCGAACGGAAGCTCAAAGTGCTGAAACGAGACATTGACGATGCAAATTCTATTGTGGGACAAGATTTTGCAGACGAGCAGGAGCTTGCCGACTTAACAAAAGAAGCAGAAACCCTTAAGAAGCGTATCGACGAGAAAGCCGATAAACAGGCGGAGGAAGACGCAAGAGCCGCCAAGGAAGAAGCGATGCCAACCGTGGACGCTAAATTCCTTCAAGAAATGGATTCCAACATGTTTAGCTTTGATGACCTTGATGATTTTTCTGGCATGGTTAACAAGGCGTTTGCCCAAAGCTTTGCAAAGCAGCACCCGGATGTGAGAGCCGAACAGGTTGAGGGCGGCCTTAGCAAGTATCCCGGCGGGGAGGTTCAATTTGCTCTATCTAAGATTGACGGCTGGGAACCTGTATATAATTTGATGCTCGAAAATACCGACTGGACCCTAGAAGATGAAGGCGACAGGGTTATTGTTACAGCAAAGACAGAAGACACCGACCAGCTTGATGGATTCTCTTCCTTCCTCATTACAGATGAGAACACGCGCTCTTACACCAAAGAGGAAATGGAAGCGCAGGTTCTCGAACAATTCCCCGGAGCTAAAGACATAACGCACACGGAAAACGGCGTAACCTTCACGCTTCCAAATGGGGAAGACCGCGTAACATTCAACTTCACCGATGGCACAATTGCCGTAGACAAGAGTCAAGCGAAGCGCGACTACGGGCACGATGTAGGAGACAATGCACGCGGCAGCATTACCACCTGTGGCAGTGAATCCGTGATGACCTTGCAAGCGGAAAACGTTGAACAGGCACCGGCCCATGAAGCGATGCACTTGGCGCAACTCTTCTTGACCGACAGAGAAAAGGCGGCACTGAACAGGGCACACGGCGGAAATATCGAAGCAATCTGCGAAGCGCACCGCGAATGGAAGATAAAGCGGGCGCAGCGTCAAGGTACTTTGATTGGCAAAATTCACCAACATATTTCTGAAATCGCTAATCGCCTTATCTCTTTGTTCTATCTGACGGACAAAGAAGTATTCCGTAGAGTGGCAGATGGCGAAGTGTGGGAGCGCAAGAAAAACAATGTAGCTGCGAAGCAGGTTCACTACTTGATGGTTCCGGAAAACGCTATCGGAAAATTCTTAGAGGACAACAAAGGGCCTAAAGGATTTGTGAAAGCAGCGGAACAACAGTATAAGAACTATACTGCCGAGTTGAAGGAGACCGTAAAAGAAAGCCTTAAAGAAAATTGGGGCGAAAATCCTGTAAAGGACAAAGAGGTTAAACCCGGTATTTCCGTAAGAACGGGTTCAATTCGCACTAACTGGACATGGAAAGATGCGTTGAGAGCTAACACCGGATCTGCCAGCAGAATAGTACGTGCAACTGTTCAGCGTGTGTTTGAATCGGCGGATAACGCAATGCGCACAAGGAAAGAGCTTGCAGATAAATGGACAAAACTCCATACACGCGCCCTTAAATCTTTGGAAACCAAAGCACTCAAGCAGGAATACAACCGCATAATGCTTGCAGAAGACTTGGAGCAGCACGAATACTCTGATGCGGAACTCAAAAAGATGGGCGTATCCAAAGAGGTAATCGCCGCTCATGCCATTGTCAGAAACCTCATGAAATCCATATACAAAGCAGTAAACGAAACCTACACTAAACCGACATGGCACAATGCGCGTTATGTAAGCAGGGCGGAAGCGGAAGAAGAAATACGGATGACCAAAGGCGACCCGAATGTATTGAAAGTGAATCAAATAAAGGAAGTCAAAACAAAAGACGGTACAGTGTACCAGGTATCTATCAAGTCTGCTGACTTCGAGATGCAATCCAACGTGGAAATGTCCGCGGTGGAATTGAAAACGCTTAAAGAAGATCCGCGTGTACATGTTTGCAAAACAACCAAACTGGAAAACGGGGCTATCAGCGTGACTTACAAACGGTACGTGAAGCACTTGACTAATACAGAAGGCTATTTACCTCATATCTTCCATGACTTCCTTGTAATCCGTAAAGACGAAAACGGAAATACAGAAGTAGTGGGGAGTGGAAAGACGCAGGCAGAAGCAGTCGCCGCTGCCGAAAGGGTTCAAGAGAAGTATCCGAAATCCGAGTTCTTAATTACCGCAAAGACATTCCAATTCCAAGGCGAACTCCAAAACACTATGGTGCTTGGAGATAAGGCGTATCACAAACTCTTGGATAATGTTCAAAAGGGAACATCAATGACGCTTGATGAAGCAAAAGAATTGCTGAAAGCACGCAAGAAGGGACGCACGGTATTCTTTGGCGCGCTCAAACAAAGAAAGGGTGCTACAGGATATGAAGAAAATGTACCGTGGGTGGTTCAGCATCACATTGATGCGGCCGCTAGATATGTTGCATTGACCCCGTTCAAGCGTGGCGCAATCAGTTTCTTCGAAAGAGCGTATGGAGATTTCAATAAGCACTATGACCCCACGTCGGAAGCCGGGTTCGTGAGGGGCTACATTGACTCTATGCTCGGCAAACCAGCTACACTGGCTGACTTCACCGATAGACTTCTCCGCCTTTTCCCTGTGTTCAAGAATATGAGCCGCCCGGGCATGGCTACATCAAACGCCGTACTGGAATTTTCCAATGCGATGAGCCTTGGGCTTTCTGCTTGTACTGCGCTCACCAACTTTTTCCAAATATTCAACTGTGTTCTTTATGCTGGCGGCAGAATGACAGTGGTTGGAATAAAACGCGCGATGCACCCTACAGAGAGCGATCTTAGAATCCTTCGCAAAGTCGGCATGGATGAAGAAGTTGGGCTAATGAATCCATGGGCTAAGCGCAAACCGTATACGGGGACAACAAAGTTGGAAAAGGCTTTTGACTGGTATCACACTGCGTTGCAGCGTTCGCTTTGGGGATTTGCAGTGGTAGACCAAGCGTGCCGCCGTGCAACTGTGCTTGCCGCGTACTATTCTAAAGTGAAAGAATTATCTCCCAAAGGAGAAATCACAAAAGACGTACAAAGGGACGCTCTAAAACACGCTAGAGACATCAATCGCAAGGTAAACTTTGACTATAGCATGGCCGATTCTCCACGGATTTTCAGAGCATTACGCGGTACGGCTCTCGGGGATATTGCGCTACAGTTCCAAAAATATGGCGTAAAAGAAATGGAAGTAATCTTGGATGCGCTTCCGCTCATTGGCGATACGGAAATTCCCGCAAAACGTAAAGTTGAGTTCTTTGTTCCGTATCTCCTCTTTGCAGGAATATGGAAAGCCTTCCCCGCTGAAGGACTCTTGCTATGGCTGATTGGACTTATCACGGGAGAAGACCCCGAAAAAGCCGGGAAGCGTGCAGTCATTGAGTGGGCGGGTAATGATCCGTACAGAAAAATGTTTGCCGACGCTGCGAATTACGGTGTGCTTTCCACCGCGGGTCTTGGTACGTCTTCTTCCGTGGGGCTGCGCTCTGCATATCCGGAATTTAAGAACCCGTTGGAGGGTGCTGCGTTGTCTAAGATGGCCGATTTTGCCAATGCGCTGCATAACGGTGACAGTATTGGCGCGTGGAAATCGGCACTCCCGGCCCTTAGACACATCGTACCGACGATTGCAGGATATAATACCGACAAAAATGGTAGAAAGACCATTGACTACACCTACGGGGAACGCGCGGTGCGCTTCTTTGGCTTCACTCCGACAAGAGAACAACGCGCGGTCGATGCGCAAGGAATCGCCGGAGATTATAAGAATCGCAAGAAGGCCGACCGCGAGAAGGCTAAAGAAGCGTACTTCGAGGATCCATCTGATAAGAACTACCAAAAACTCCGTGACCTTGGCTACTCAAAGACCGACATAAAAGGATTCAAGAATAGCAAGAACACCACGAGAGCCGAACGCGCAGAAAGCGGCCTGTCGAAAGACGATAAAGAAAAACTGAAATCTGTATTTGATTATGCGAAATAACCAGGATAGGGGGGCGGTGCGTCCCCCCCATTTCCTTTTTCTTACTGGGGGAATGTATGTGGAAAAGATTAAAGCGTATATGTACCGCTATCCTAATTGGATTACTCTTGCTGCCATTGTTATTCTGTGCGTCATTTACTTCCTATGCCGTGGAGACTACGGAGTACATCACACTGACGATGCAGGAGTGGAGCGACTTCAAGACGGATTGGAACGAACAAATGAAAGAGTGTCAGATGCTCAAAGCGAACTTGACCGCGCTCAAAGCGAACTCAACGGAGCAAGAGAAGATGCTGCTGGAATTACAGGAGAAGTCACAGAACTTAGAGAATCGGTTACTGACAGTGCAAAGCTCATTGACGCTAGCTCAAAGCTCATTGAAGCAAGCGAAGAGCGAGATAGACGAGTGCAAGAAAGAATCAACTCGATTGAAAACCGAGATAGATGAATACAAGCACAAGGTGAGACTTGCCAAACGGCAAAGAGACGCATGGGCTATCGTTGCCGGAACACTAGCCGCATACATTATGTATGACCATTTAAGGTGACAAGAAAAGGGAAAATACAAAAACTTGCAAAGTTAAATTGAAAATTCTCATAGTTTTTGGTATAATAAATGTAGTCGGGAGAGCTTTTGATTCGTGCTATATGTACTTGACCGCCGTACAACATTCTACTCTTCATTTTCCTCTCCCGACCTCCTTTTCATGTTCTCCGCTTGAGGTAACTCCTTGACGAGAGCTGACAATTCATCACTCTTAAAAACCACTCTGGGAGCTGTGGTTAACTGACTCCCACCAGCCCGAAAGGGCAAGCTTATTTTTCCTCACGATAAGCACCTCAAATGATCCGCCGCAAGCAACGGCGCAAACCATGCTTATGTGGGTGATGGCTTCGGCCTACGCCCCGCGGCTAGTCTGATGCGTCGGGCTAGCCACATGCCGAGATGGTGCAACTGGAAGACACTAGACGGAGTAATCGCAAGGGGAAAAATCTAAGTGCAGGTTCGAGTCCTGCTCTCGGCTTTCGTTTCACGATTATCTGTGAATGTTGACCGGAAAAAACCTGCCGGTCCCGCCCTCTTTGTTGTCAGACGAGAGAAGCGTCTTCGATAGGCGCAGTGCTGACACGCTGCGAGCCTTTTCTTACGAGTGTGGCGTAAGCGAAGGCTCTTGTGGATCGCTTTTAGCGCAAGCGATTGCACGGCTACGGGTTTAACCTCCTTTCTTTTTTCACATCGCGGGTTTCATATATCATGAGAGAAATCAGTAGCCGTGCTTACCACCTTTGTGGGGGAATGGTGTAATGGATAGCACAACGGTCTTTGACGCCGTTCGAGAAAGTTCAAATCTTTCTTCCCCTGCCAGTTCAGTGGCGGCCTTCGCCAAAAGATCGTTACTGTTTAACACTCTCAACAGGCTAAAAAAGCTTACACTGAGGGTGTTGCTGATGGGCTATCGTTCCTCCGGCCAAAGAGTGTTCGCGATGCCCGCTCGAAGATCTGACTATTTCCAGTAGTCGGATCTTTTTCGCCGCCGGGTTGACTTGTTGCGAAGTCTTAGATTTTAGGTGGTGCAACTCCACACCCGGCGCTTCTTTCTGAAATGCCAGCGATTTCTACTTTATTTTTTTAGGCCAGTTAGGCCGGACGGAAAAATACAGTGCTATCACAAAGCGCGAGTTAAACAAATTTGATTCGCTGGCAAGTTTGTAACGGCTAGTCCCGGGACGATGCCGTTCAAAGGGTTGAGTCATGACTTCACCCATATAAAAGGGGCTGCGTGATGGGAAAGCGGTTGCTTGCTTCCGCTCCATCACAGGTTCTCTTGCTATCACCTAATGCTTCCAGTGCTGAAACCTCTACGGGGGCCAGCGCGGCGTTAGTTTGAATGGGACACGGCACATATGCTCTGCCGGTTCTATGGCTGGCGGTAAAACGCCACCGCGCTAGTGAAAGCTAGCGCATATGGTGAGGTAGTTCAAAGGTCAGAACGGGCGACTTATAATCGTCTAATAATGGTTCAAGTCCATTCCCCACCACCAGCAGTCCTAAAGATCTGAAATGTCACAGACTGCACCTACAACTTAACGAGTGCGAGCCGGATATACAGGCAAACAATATAAGTAATATCTTGTGCTGATTTATTTTTTATTGTATGTACTGTAATATTGTTCTTCTAAGGCGAGCACTCCAACAACAACGCCGAAAGGCGAGACTATAGCCTCCATGAAATATCCACCGTTCCGAGCTTAAACCTTTTCCTCCCGTTTGGTTTAGGCTTTAGACGGTGGATATTTTGCGTTATGAGTAGTGTCTTATGCAAGGCACTCCCCTGGGTCACCACAATGGACACTACTATAGACTCTCTCGAAACATCGACGCGTCTAATGAGTAGTTGAAAAAGACTTCGCAAATCTGCGGGGTCTTTTTTTATTTCAATCACTTCACGCATGGATTCAAGCACCGACTCCACCATTTCATCTGTCGGATCTCCTACCGCAATATGGTTCTTCGTATCCTCTATAGAGCTTTTCAGGCCTGTGATAACTGCCTTCTGCGACTTGATACGCTCCATGTCATACTCATCAGCGGCACCGTCTTCCAGTAGCCTGTACAGGTTGTTTAGACGCGATACCGCTTTTGCGTAGTCCGCTTGTAATTGTTTCAGCTCCGACTGATAATCTACATGCCCTCTCGATTCAACTTCATCACGGATTAACTTCTTCAATCGTTCCTTTGCACCTTTGGTGAGGAACGATTTTTTTATTGTCTCCAATGCGGCTTCCTCTGCTTCGTCCTGCCTTACCATCGGGGCTTTGCACTTGCACCTGTAATAGTATTGAACATAGCCCTTTTGATTTCTGCTATGGTGTCCTGACATGGGCGCGCCGCACTCCGCGCAATAGATAAGCCCGGCTAGAGCATATATGTGCTTTCCGGTGCCTACCCTGCGCCTGTTCTTCCTTGTCTCCAACTTCTTCTGCACCGCCTTGAATGTATCCGGGGGAATGATTACAGGTATCACGCCGTTGTAGATCTGCGCGTCCTTACTTAATACTCTATTATTCCTTTTCCCCTGCTTGACTACCGACTTCCCTAGAACCATCGTCCCTTGATACTTCACATTGGTTAGAATGTCATGGATCGTTGGCATCGTGAATGGGTTCCCGTTCCGGTTGAAATGACCCGTGGCGGTTAGACTGGCGATAATTTCGCGATACCGCTTCCCTTCCAGGTACATATTGAATATCATTCTGACTGCCGTTGCTTCATGCTCATCGATGATAAACCGTTTATCTCCATCGGTCCGATACCCATAGGCGGGCTTGCCACCTGTATTCTTCCCCTGTATGGCGTTCTCTCGAAGTCCCTTCTTTATCTCACTTGAAAGGTTGCGTGAGTAGTACGCCGCGTATCCCACCATGATAGACTCTATAAACTGCCCTTCGGAAGTTGAGCTATCTATTTCTTGCTTGGAATATTCGTATCGCACGCCTAGCCCGGTTAATATCTTTTTCGTGTTGTAGTAATCGTATTCGTCCCTTGCGTTGCGATCGACCTTGTGGAAGATAACCACATCAAAGAGATTGTCCGCTGCGTCTGCCAGCATACGATTATACTCATCACGCCCTACCGTTGTTGTTCCGCTCTTGGCTTCATCTGCATAGGTCTTTACTATGGTGTAGCCTTTCTTTTGACAGTACGCCCGCCCATCTCTAAACTGCGCCATAATGGATTCTTCGCGCTGATTCTCCGATGAGAAGCGGCCATATAATACTGCTCTTACCATTTGTGCCTACTCTCTACTACTATCCCGGCAATGCGGACCGGAAGTTCCATGATTTCTTCATTGGTATAGAAATGCGGTTCATACACTGCTTGATTGAAACCTATTAAAAGTATTCCTTTATCGCTCTTCTTTACCTGCTTCACCGTGGCTTCATTGCCATTGATGAGCACAACGGCCACTTGCCCACTATCTAAACTGTCTTGTTTCCTCACGATGATGGTATCACCTTCCATTAAACGCGGCTCCATTGACCGCCCACGAACACGCAAGGCGAAGTAGTCGCGAGGATCACCCATCGTTGCCGGGATTTCTTCATAATCTTCTATGTCCTGGATTGCTTCAATCGGTATTCCGGCTACCACAGTGCCTAACACAGGGATACGGTACACCGATGGCGCCGGCTGCTCATCCTGCCCTAGCAAGTAGTCAGTGGTAACATTAAAATACTTTGCCAGTTGAACAAGCAGTTCATGCGGTGGTTGCCGTTCATTCAATTCATAAAAGGAAATAGCCTTGGGCGAGACTCCAAAAATCTTTGCCAACTCCTTTTGTGTTAATTGATATTCTTTCCGTAACATTTTCAAGCGATTGCCTAACATGATAGCACCTCCCTGTACTATGTGTACCTATCTACCGACATTTTATAATATTTCTGCTTGACAATCAACAAAATGTACTGTACAATAGGTACAGAATCAAGAACACGAGAGAGGGTGAGAGAACAATATGAACAATTTGAAAAAAATCAGAGAATTGAGAGGGTTGTCACGGCAACAACTAGCCGATTCCATCGGTGTCTATGTCCGATATATCGGGCTGATAGAAGATGGGCATAGAACACCGTCTCTCCGAATAAGCTTAGCTTTAGCTAAAGCTTTGAGGGTTAGTGTGGAAGATATTTTTTTGCCAGAAAACTGCACTATTTGTACAGTGATAGGTGATAAGAATGAAAAGGAAAGTACAGATTAGAGAGGTTGCCGATGACACGGCTTTCAAAATGTTCGCAAGATGGGCGGTGAAAAAGCATGAAGAAAATGGACGCGATCTGTATGGGCGTGATAGGGCTGATAACTGTAGCCGGGATGACGGCACACAGTATGATGCCTACTCCGAAAACTGAACTAATTCAATATCAAAAAGAGGTCGCCATGGGCGACACGGTGTGGAGTATCTGCCGTGAAATCGCCACAGATGAGGACGATGTGATTAGATTGGTTGACCAAACCATGAAAGACAATCACATTAAGAATCCTGATTATCTGACACCAGGGACGCTCTTGGTAGTCAATGTGCAACGGGCACGGCAGAAATGAAAGGAGAAAAGGAAATGAAGAAAATGGAAAAGCGTCTCACGAACCTTGAAGGGTTCGTGCTTGACGCAATCAAAGAAGCTGGATTGAGCGATGGAAAATCTTCCATCACAACAAAAGCGTATGTAGACGCTGATACAGGTGAAACACACGCCATGAACTACGAGATTTGGGGGCGCGGCAGAGACGCAGGGAACGCTCAAATCTACTACGCCCTGTCCGATAAATATAGTCGCGTGAATGTGGTGGTTGAAAACTACGGGGCTAGCGTGAAGTTCCAGTGCTTCACTTTCAAGGAAGTGGTGGACGCACTGAAAAGGCTTATCCCACTGTCTCGGATTGACCCGGATCCCAGCGCGGCACCGTTCTAAGAGGTGACTGCCATGGATAAGTGCGATGATTGCCTCTACACCCTCGCGGAACAGGTGTGGGAAGAGAGCAAGGAAGGCCCGGCGGTTGAACCGGGCGAATGGGATACTGACCCAGACATGGAAGAGTATCCGTTCTAAGAAAAGGAGCAACAGAAAATGTGGAACGAAGATAGATTTTCCCGCCCGTCTTGGTCGGAAAGGATGGCAGAAAGAAGAATCTGCCGTTACGGCTATGACCCTTACGAGGTCGAAGCGGAAGAAATCGAGGGAGAAGACCTCGAAGAGATGGAAGCAGAAAGCACCGGCGGCGGCGGCTTTGATGACTGGACAGTTGAGCAGAAACGGAAGATTGCACCCGCTATCCTCGCAGGATATGCGGAGCTTGAAAAGAAAGGCTTTCACTTCTCCGATGAAGCGAAAGCAAAGTGGAGGGCTTACCTGTGAAGCTTTGGGAAATCAACGAGATGATGAGGGGCGATAAGCTCTTCAAGGTCTCCGATGAGGAATCCGTAAATATGGAAACGGGCGAGGTATTCGACAAAGAATACCTCGACTCCCTGCCACTGGCGCAGGAAGAGAAAACAAAGAATATCGGCCTAGTAATCAAAGACTACGAAGCCGATATTGAACAAATCAACGGCGAATTGAAGCGGCTCATGGCGATGAGGAAATCTTGTGAGCGCAAGATCGAGAGCTTGAAAAGCTACATTCTCGCCTTTGGGTGTCCAGTGAAGGACATAGCCGTGACCATCAAGTTTAACAAAGGTCGCGATGCCGTAGAGGTGGCCGATGGTGTAGATCTCCCGGATGTTTACAAGAAGTACAAATGGGAGCCGGACAAGAAGGCAATAAAAGAAGCCCTGGATAAGGGCGAAGAAATTGAAGGGTGCAGAATCGTAAGGAAGCCTTCGATAACCGTAAAGTGAGGTGCAGAAATATGAATATGAAGAAGCTTATCAATGTGATTGCCAAGCTCCAAGTGGGTAAGACCCACAAGAACGATTTTGGCAAGTACAACTACAGAAACGCGGAAGATATTCTGCAAGGTTTGAAGCCGTTGATGGTGGAGTACGGTGTACTGGTCACTATCACCGATGACATTGCGATGGTAGGCGAGCGCTACTACGTGAAAGCCACCGTCAAATGTTTCGACACAGAAGACGGTAGCTTGCTTGCAGAAAATAGCGCGTACGCCCGCGAAGCGCTGAACAAGAAGGGCATGGACGAAGCGCAGGTTACAGGGTCTGCTTCTTCCTACGCCCGTAAATATGCGTTGGGCGGTATGTTCAATCTCGCAGTCGCTGCTGACCCAGATGAGATTGAACCAGAAACAGAACAGAAGAAAACAGAATACACGCCACGTTTCACTCATAATAAGTTGGGCGAAATGCTTGCACGGCGTGGCATTGACGCAGGAGACTTTGCAAAGCTTGCCTACAACTGTGAGTTCGCAAAGCTTGCTCCGAACCAAGTTGATTGGGTGTGCATGAACTTTGAACAGGCCATGCAAGCATATGCGAACCTGGACGCTAAACGTCCAATGGGCGCATGAAGTGGGTGAAGGTCGAGGGAGTGGAAATCACTCCCAACGCCTACACAGGGAGCGCAACGCTCCACCTTGCCTTAAATGTACCGCCAGATAGTCATGATACCGTGGCAAAGCTCTTGCAAGGCTCATATGAAATAGTCTTGCAGAAAAGGTCGAAGCCACGAAGCCTTAACGCTAATGCTTACTTTTGGAAGCTGGCGGACGAGCTGGCAAAGGTTCTGCACATAACTAAAGACGAAGTATACGCAAGAGCGATTAAACAAGTCGGCGTGTATGAAGTCATGACGGTAGCAATTGCCGGGTATGACCATTTCAAAAGAATATGGGAGTCGAACGGCGTTGGGTGGATAGTCGATCGCCTATGCGATGACGGAGTAAACGCCACTATCCACGCCTACTACGGCTCATCAACTTACAACTCCGAGCAGATGGCACGGCTCATAGATTGGCTAGTGCAAGAAGCAGAGGAGCAAGGGATAGACGCATTGACACCAAGAGAAAGGAGCTTGCTTATTCAGCAATGGAAGTCAAAAGAGAAGAACGAATAAGATTAAGCCCCGAAGGATATAAGAAAGTCTGCGAGATGGTGGACGAGAGGGCAAGCCCAAAAGGCTATATCCGTTGTGAGTGGTGCGGTAAATCGATAGGCCGCTTCCACCACCACCATATCCGTTTCCGGAGCGAATACGGTAGTGACACCATAGAGAATTTGATTCTCTTGTGTGAGAACTGCCACGAGATATACGCCCATGGGACAAAGAGTAAGAAATTCAGAATCCTATTTAAGGATTGCCGAATGGAAGCATACCCCATCAAAGCCTGGAACAAGGAACATGAAGAAGAAGCAAGTAAGATTTACAAGAGGTTTAGGAGGAAGAAATGAGCAAGTATTGGAGTGAACTCGATGAGATAGACTACAAGTTTGTTTCTGTGCCAAGAGTCTTATTCACCGACTTCAAAGATGTATCGGTGCAGGCGAAATGGGTTTACTCCATTCTCCTCGATCGCTTGATGGTCAGCAGAAAGAATGTAGACCGTTTTAGCGATGAGGAGGGCTTATTTCTCTACTTCCGACAGGAAGAGCTTGCAGAGATTTTGGGAGTCACCAAAAGAAGCGTTATCACCATCTTCAATGAGCTTAAACAAAAAGGACTTATCGCAACAAGAACAAGCGGATTGGGAAAGCCCAAAAAGATTTATGTTACAAAGCTTTCTTCGATGGTTAGAGGTGAAGAAAACTTCACCACTGAGGTGAAGAAAACTTCACCTCAGACAGGAAGAAAACTTCACCTCAGAGGTGAAGAAAACTTCACCCAAGAAGTGAAGAAAACTTCACCTCATATAGAGAGTAATACTAACAAGAGTAAGACTAAAGAGAGTAATACTGAATTTACATTTAGGGCTACGCCCAAAAATGAATCCCGGTTCAAGCCACCGACTGTAGAAGAAGTCCAAGCGTACATTGCGGAGAAAGGGTTCACCTTTTCAGCAGAGGAGTTTGTAGCGAGCAACGAGCAGAAGGGATGGGTGGTTGGTAGGAATCAAACGCCCATGAAGAACTGGAAAGCGGCGTGCACCATTTGGCAGAAGAATAAGCAACGTTTTTCAGCAAGGGATAAACCAACACCTAGCGGCGAAGACCTTAACAAGAAATGGGGTATTCTCAACTACGATGAATACCTGGAAAAGGAGAAAGAAAATGGACGAAAAGACACGGCAGACAATGAAACGTTTGGAGCAAGCTTTTCGGATGGCGGGTTCGGCATGTTCGGACCGTGAGCCACCAATCGAGCCTTCCCTGTTTCCGTGCAAGCGGTGCAAGGGAACGGGAGTGATCTTTATTCCGGACGCGAATGGCATCGTGGTTGGGTGCCGCTGCCCTGACTGTAGGGACGCAAGAGACACCCACAGATTTCTGCGGAAGTCGGGGATCACTCCTGAAAACTACGCAAGGTACACCCTTGATAGTTTCAAGACCGATAGCCTTGAAGCCTACAAGATGAAAGACCTTGCCTTGCAGTTTCTGAAAGACCCTAACGCAACAGGTATCGGATACTTTGGCAGGCCTGGAATCGGTAAGACGCATATCTGCATCGCCATTTGTCACGAACTCAAGCGTGAGCATCATTACTGGCAGTACAGGCGAGAAATCCAACGCATCAAAGCAGTCATGTACAAAGACCTTGATCGCTACGACGAAATGATAGACCAAGTATCGCGGCTACCGTGGCTATATATCGATGACGCTTTCAAAGGCGCAATAGCCAATGGCGTGATGGCGAACCAAGACCAACAACTCATGTTCGACATTATCAACAGTCGCTATGTGAACCGACTGCCCACCATCATGAGCAGCGAGTATCCGTTGGGGACGATATTGGAAGCCGATGAAGCAATCGGGAGCAGACTTGCGGAAATGCTGAAACCGTATATCTTCACGGTATCGGACGCGGCGCAGAACCGCAGACTGAAAGCGTGAGAGGGGGGTGAGCAAATGAAACAAGTAACGAAAAACACTGCCGACTGGCAACTCAAACCGGGCAAGCAAGACGAGCTTTTAACCGAGATGGCGAAGGCCGGGATTTCTCGATACAAAATGTCAATGCTGATTTGGGGCAGAAAGCAAATGTTTAGAGCAAGGCTCATGGGAAATGGGTATTTCAGCCACGATGAAGTGCAGGTCATTGCAGAATCAATGGAGCTTACCTATTGGGAAATCGGAGAAATGTTCAAGCCGATTTCTGAAATGGCAGCCAAGATTTTGGAAGCGGCGAAAACAACATCAAAGCCAAAGCCGAAAAAACAGGAGCCGGAACAGTGTACTACAGTGCTTCGCATATCTAACGGTTATCAAATCAACTTTGTAGGCCCGGACGGGAAAGCCCATAGCGCATATGGCCCTACCGAGCTTGACGCAAGAGTCGCAATGGCAAAGCGGATTAAGCAATTGCGTGAAGCGGAAAAGCCGAAAGAACCGGAAGCAGAACCGCCGAAAGAGGGCGATCGCCTTAGCGTGACGATTAGCGGAGATGAAGCGATGGTACTGCTTAACCAGCTTATGAATGATTTCCGGCACAACGCAGTTAATGAAGAAGATAAACCAGTCATTCAGTCAATCTTCTTACGGCTATCCACCCAAATCATCTGAAAAACGCAAAATACAACGCCTGTAAGCGTTCGGATTGGTTTGTTTGATAGATTTCATTAGCAGGGCAGAGCAAAAGCAAATAGCCCTATTTAAATCAGTTTTGAAAGGAGCGAAAACATGAACGCAGTAATGCTTTCCGGAACAGTAGTCCGAGAACCTAATGTGAGAAGTACGCAGAAGGGAACGGCAGTCGCAAGTTTCACCGTTTTAACGGTTCGCCGCTTTGGCAAACAGATGGAGTTTGAAGGTAAAGACTACATCTCCTGCATTGCATGGGGAAATGAAGCCCAAAAGGTCGGCAACTTCGTAAAGCCCGGCACCGCCGTAGAAATCAAAGGGCGCATTGGTACACGCAGCTTTGAGCAGAACGGCGAGAAAAAATGGGTCACAGAGGTCAATGTAGAATCCCTGGACGTGGTGGGAGCGCAAGCACCTGCACCGCCGAAACAGTTTAGCAACGCCGGGGGATTTAGCAATGGTGGATTTAATCAGCAAGCACCGTCCGGCTTTAGTCAGTTTGGAAACGCAGAAGAAGAGATCCCGTTTTAAGGAGGAACAATGATGGAACAGAACAAAACAGACGTGCAGAAAATCGCAGCAGAAATAGCTGTGGAATTGGATATGCCAAAGGTAACTGTGAACAAGGTTGTGAGAAAGTTCGTTGAATGTGTGACTAACCATGTTGCGGCTGGCGACTACCTTAGCATTAAAGGCTTAGTTACCTTCTACGCGAAGGAATACGCTGAAAGAGAAGTAACTAGCCCGGCAACGCAGAAGAAAGTCATTGTCCCGGCTCATATGGTGACGAGAGCGAGGGTGGCAAAATGCCTTCGCTCCCGCGCCACTGAAAACGCGTTGAAGCCGTGAAGGCGATTAGATGGGCGAGCGTGGTAGCGTATGGGCGTATCAACTCCATACGCGCCGCTGGCCTAGTCGGTATACCGCACATCGTGTTTACGCGCTGGCTCACTGAATGGAGCGAGACCGGAGAAATCATCATTGATGGGTGGAAGGTGAAGAAGTGCGAAGAGTGTGGCGCACCGATAATCGTTGGAATGAAACACGTGTGCCTTAAACGGATAAACCGACACAGGAAGCCCAGTAAGAAAGCGTTAAGCCGGAGCGATACCAAGAATTGCCGATGGTGCAACAAGAAGTTTAAGCCACGTCACAACGGCGCATTGGTTTATTACTGCTCCCGCGAGTGTTCGCACCAAGCGGAGAGGGCAAGGCATAATGCGCGAATGAGAGACATGTGCCATGAAATTAGAGTGGCTAAAGGAAAAGACTGAAAGGAGATAGGACAATGGTAATTATCGTAGACTTGAAGAAAGCATATATCAATCCGCAGACCGTGGAGTTTGAAAGTGGTTTGAAAGTGAACGGCGAGACCGTGAAAGCAAGCCTTAGCCTGGACGAGAAAAAACAAGTGTTGAACGCGATCGAATACGGAAGTGTCGCATACATCAACACGGAAGCCTAACGGCCATGGTGGAATTAACGTATAATGGCCGGCTCCCTAGTGCGAATGACTTTATCAATTTTAACCGGATAAACCGTTTCCAAGGGGCATTGATGAAGAAACGATACACGCAGGAGCTGGCCGACGTTTTCCGCAGTCAGACGCAGGAACGCTTTACCAAGCATGTCACTTGCACCGTCCACTTCTTTGAAGACTCAATGAGGAGGGACGATGACAACGTGATAAGCGGGCTTAAATTTGTGTTAGACGGGTTGGTTACGGCCGGAATACTCAAAGACGATAGCCCAAAGTATTGCCATGTGAGGGCCGAGCGATTTCAAAGCAAGCTGATAGTGGACGATAAAAAAATACCGTACATCACGGTAAAGATAGAAGAAAGCAATTTGGAGGATTACCAATGAACAACATCGAAAATCTTTTGAGACACCTTGCAGAGAATGAAAGACTGGCGGAGGAAGTCGAAGACGCAGAAGACGCAAATATCATTTGGGGCCAGTACACGGAAGCGGAAGCCCATGACATTCTGAAATGGATCAATCGCATTAAGGCCGCTCAAATCTCTCTTATCCACTTGCTTGACGAACTGGATGCGATGCCGACAAAGAGAATCCTTGATTCTTCGTGGCGCAGGGAAGCAGAGCGCAAGCGCAGTGCAGCGGACGCAGAGGAAGAAAAGGCGTACGAAAAACAGTACCTGTCCGAACTGCTTCACGGCGGATTTAATGCAGACGATGACGAAGTATAAGACTATCTATGCTGACCCGCCGTGGTGGGAAGTAGGGGGGGGCAAGATAAAGCGTGGAGCGGATAAGCACTACCCGCTCATGAAAACGTCGGGAATCGTGGCGATGAAACCAATGATTGATGAAATCGCCGATGAGAATTGCCACCTGTACTTATGGGCTACCAACAATCACCTTGTAGACGCGTTTCAAGTCATGGAAGCGTGGGGCTTTCGGTATGTCACCATGATTACATGGGTGAAGGATAAACAAGGGCTAGGGCAGTATTTTAGAGGGCTTAGCGAGCACTGCTTGTTTGGCGTTAAAGGGCGATTGCCTTATAAAACGCTGAACGGTAAACGGCAGCAAGGAGTAACGGCGTTTTATGCCGAGAGGAAGAAACACTCACAGAAGCCTCAGGAAATGCGGGCGATGATTGAGAGAGTTAGTTACCCGCCGTATATTGAACTCTTCGCAAGAGAGAGGCTCGAAGGGTGGGACGCATGGGGGAACGAAGTATGAAACTCAAAAAGTTTATAGCTCGCTATTTTGATAGTGATGGCGTTCCGCTTGTTCTTTATGATGAGGACGATGTGAGGTATTTTCGCGGAGATTCACGATATTGCTTGTCGCAGCTCAAGGAGTGTAAAAGAAATTACGCCGATCATGAGGTTATTACCGTAAGCGTAGAAAACGGCATGGACAGAGAAATGCATGCCGTTGCAACCTTAGTCATACAAACAAAAGGGTGGGACTATGACATTTAAAGAACTTGTAGAGGGTTTTGAATCAGACCCGGAATTTATTATTCTGGCGGGCGGTCCGGTATTCGATGGGCGGCCAATCTGTAGGGTAGATAAACATATCCTTAAAGCGTGCACGGACTTCGACTGGCTCATGGAGAAGGAAGTCGAGAAGGCGGAAGTGCATAGCCCATGGCAGGCCATTGAAGTGACGATCAACCTCACGGAGAGAACAGATGATTAAAGTCGGGAGCCTATTTGACGGTATCGGGGGATGGCTATTAGCGGCCACTCATGCGGGGGCTATCCCCACATGGTCAAGCGAGATAGACCCATTCCCCGCAAGTGTGAGTCATGCTCACTTTCCTGACGTCAAACAGTTAGGGGACATTACGCAGGTTAAGGGTGATGAGATTGAGCCAGTCGATATTATTTGCGCGGGATCACCATGTCAAGACCTCTCAATAGCGGGACAAAGGGCGGGGCTGAACGGCAAACGCTCAAATTTATTCTATCAAGCATTGAGAATAGTAAGAGAAATGCAGGTGAAAACAAATGGAGCTTACCCAAAATTCTTTATTTGGGAAAATGTCACGGGGGCATTTTCCTCAAATGGAAGGCGTGATTTTCAAGCCGTGCTTGAAGAAATCGCAGAAACCCATATTCCAATACCTCAAAGTAGAAGATGGGCAAGAGCCGGAATGGTTCGAAGCAAGCAGTGCGGAATCAGTTGGCGAGTGCTTGACGCTCAATTTTGGGGCGTCCCCCAACATCGCGAGAGAATCTTTCTTATCGCAGGTTTTGGAAAATGGGGGGGGCTTACAGAAGTATTATTTGAGCCAGAGAGCGTGCGCCGGGATAATACGGCGAGCGAGGAGAGCGGGGAAGCCGCTTCCACCGGCACTGGAAGAAGTGTTGATACGGCAAGCTGTGGATTTGGCAATGGACAAGTAAACGGCGAATACTTGGAAGAGAAAATCGGTGCATTGAATACGATGCATGACCCCAAAATGATAGTGACACCAACGATTGTTGAAGTACGCCAACCGAAAGTGAAGGGACAGGGGGGCAGGAGCGATGATAACGAAAAACAAATGCACCACTCTTTCCACCAGTAACACAAAGACGCTGATATGCGATGAGACGATACTAGACGATCAGGGGGGGCAATCATGTGCGTGCATGAGAAAGTAGCAGCAACACTACGAGCCAGTGTGGCGAAAAGCCCGCCTGTAGTATTCCCCCAACGGGCATATGGCGAGTACGAGGATAGCGAGGTGGGGAGTACCTTGAAAGCGTATGGTGGAAATGTCGGTGGCGGTAGCGAGAATATCGCGGTAGACACGGCGTATGCCTTGAAAGTCTCTCAAACGGGCGCAAATGGCAGACCGTACAAAGAAGAATCAAGCTTTAGTTTAACCGGGCAAGACCACCATGCAGTGCAGAGAATCGCCCGAAAGCTCACGCCTAAAGAGTGTGAGAGATTGCAAGGCCTTCCGGACGGATACACTGAATATGGGAGCGATTCGAAGCGGTATAAAGCACTTGGCAACGGTATGGCGCAGCCGTGTGCAGATTATGTGATGGCGCAGGTAGTTAAAGCAATCAGGGAGGAAGAGAACAAATGACGGAAATCAGATTGACGGAAGAGCAAGGAAATAGACTGCTGAAAGCAATCATGGCAGTGAGAGGTCCGGCAGAAACAACACTCGGCAGCCAAGACAAAGCAAAATTGCTTATGGGGATTAAGGCAGTCGCAGAAATCCAAGACCGACTGAACGGCATTGCGAAAGCGATCATGGATACTGGCGAGGATACCACGTATGCAGACTATGACGAAGAAGCACTCTTGAGAATCTACGATAACATGCATGATGCGATTGATAGTTTGCAGATGGCAAAAGAAGAAATCTATGAAGTTGTATTTGATAAGGAGTCGCCATGGAAGAAAAAATAACACTCTTGGAAAATGTCATGGATAACACGGAGATTAACGCGACTGCGCTAGTACAGGTCTGCGATGACACGAAAGAAGTAGACTTGTTGGCGGCGATCCGTGCACTCAATACGGCGGTAATGTATATGGAATGGGTGATTGAACGATTGAGAAAGGAGCAGAAAAATGGATTGCATTGATTTAGAGCAATTGAAACAACGCTTGTATGCGGCGAAGAAACTTGTGCATGATGCCGGAGCAGTGATTGGGGATAATACCGATATGATGAGACTGGCGAAGGCGAAAGCAATCATGGATATTATCGAGGATTTGTCGATTGAAGCGGCGGCGTATATCATCGAAGCAGAGATTGAGAGAGGAGACTACGGGCAATGTCTGACAATGAACTCATAATGTTGGGAATGTTTGTTAGTGCTTGCTCCCTTGTTCTGCTGGCGATGATTCACCAGACTTGCCAAATCCGGGAATTGTACAAAATGTTTGCGGCGAAGGTTGATGCCGACAATCTTAACAATCTCATGTGGAAAGAGACAAGGGAAGAGCGCAAAGAGATTTAGGGCAAAAAAATTGGACGCTTGCTCTATGAGCTTGCGTCCTACAAAACCCTTTGGTTTTCGTTCGTGACTGTATTATATCACAAGGAGCATAACAATGACACTTGAAGAATTTTTAAACATTAACGGCGATGATGATATGCCACTATTGATTCTTTGCAACGATGGCGCCGGGAACTATGAAAATCCGTGCAATGATGAAAACTACGGCGTATGTACGCGTGCGGAGTTTGCACGGAAACCATACGCCGACAAATGGCTTACTTATACCATCGATAACGCCGTAGACATGAGTCTTAACGGCGTGGGCGGTTATGTTTTGTGGGTGACACCTTGATTAAGATACCGTGGCAGATTGATAAATGGCTAGAGATGAGCGATCGGGCATACCGGCCCAAAGGGAATACCAGGTGGAGAATGAAGCAGAAGGCGAGACATATAGAGAGACTGCACCTTTTGAAAGTGATGCGACTATCATTCTTCGGGCGTGGCTAGATGGTTTTGGTGGCAGTGCAGACTATATGGTGATTAGAGGGATGGCGAAGAGATATGAAGCGAAAAATGAGCATGATAGAGGAGCTTGAAAAATACTGGCGGAAGCAGATTGAAGAGGAGCGGAAGGCGGCGGAGTTTAAATGGCGTGGATTTTGCTTGAACACTGGCGCAAATGAGCAAGTGCCGCTTGATGATGACTTCGAGCAGATTTTAATTTCTGCGGAGAGGTATGCGTTGGGGCGTATGACCGGGATAGTAAGCTTGACGATACGATACATCCGGTGCCTTATACCGCGTCTCTCCAATAAAGCATTAGTTATTTTGCTACGCGATATGAACGAGCAGAAGCGATTAGAAAAGTCATTCGGCTTGGATTTTGATGAAGCAGAATGGGTACAGTTAATGCATGAAATTGAAAGCGAGTTAGGCGGAAGGAAGAAGGGCTAGAGATGGTAAGGGAATTGGTGGAATACTACGGAGAGGACGCGGTAATGGATATGTGCATTGAAGAATGTAGCGAACTGATCCATGCGCTTATCCACTACAGGAGAGCGAAAGGCAACGGCTTTGAGATTGATAAAGGGAAGGCCACGGCATATATGGAGCTTGTGCACGCCTTCGCGGACGCCGCGAACGCTGCGGACTCACTGGCGTATATTTTGGGTATCGACTTTGATTGCATTGGGAAAGACATTGCAGAAAGCGATAAAAAGGCCATGGAACGGCTGAAAGCGGTGTTAGGATGAGTGAGATTGTTAAGTATAAAGCGAGATTGGACGCGCAGAGTACACCAATACGCCCTGACTACTACAAAGGCAAGGTGGAATGCATAGACGCGATCGCCGCCGCCATGACACCTGCGGAGTTTATCGCGTTTTGTAAGGGGCAAGTGATAAAGTATATTTGGAGATTTGAGCACAAAAACGGCCTAGAGGACTTACAGAAGGCCGAATGGTATTTAGGTAGGCTCATTAAAGAGTACGCAAAAGAGGAGGTAAAACATGAGCAATAGCGAGGGATTTTTACTAAGCATAATCGCCGGGTGTATGTTATTAACATCAATCTATGCCGGCATGATTTACTACAGGTTTAAAGACCTTACGGAAGGCAAAACAAAGTTAGTCTTAGAGCCGCGGTTTTTTAAAATTGTTATCCGCGAGAATGAGATAACGCGGGAGCGTGTCGATGATACAGGCATACGGGAGCAATGAGCTTAGAGCGGTTGAGTGGCATATAGCACATTATTACGAAATCAAAAAGGCCGTGCATGAAGCACGGCTCGAACAAAAGAGACGGAGCGGAGCGGCGGAACGGCGGAGCGTTGGATATGTCAGCGATCCCACCGCCACAGAAGCATTAAAAAACCTGGAGAAACTGAAATTCGTAACCGTTCCAGGTTGCGGAGCAGTCAAAGACCCGGAAGCGTGGATTGAGGTAATTGAAAGAGTCATGGCATCGCTGGAGCGTGAAGATCAGCGACTAATAGAAGCAACCTTTTGGGAGTCTCATACATGGGAAGGGGCAATCGAGCGCACCCATTTAAACAAGATGACATATTACAGGCGGCGTGACCGTCTGATTGCTGCATTTGCGATAGCAGCAGCGACTAAAGGACTGATAGCATTATGACGTTTGAGGACTTGGCGAACACACTAGATCCTTGTTTAATGGTGGAGATAAGCATAAAAAATGGGTGTGGGTATCGCGATTACTGTAAATCCCCACTGTGTGGGTATTGGGATAACAAGCGGCATAAGCTAGTGTTTAGCCACACCGTTGCACATGTGTTCCCGTGCCAATTTTATGACCCTGACTGCTGCGGCTGCATGCGTGACGGGCTACAAGTTTGGTTAGACCCATGACAATATAAAAAGCACCCTTCGCGGGTGCTTTTTTGCTTTATTCTTCGTCCTCTTCTTCGTCAAATTCGGAATCATAAAATTCCTTCCAGTCTTTTTCTTGGGTCGCGGTGTAGTCTAAATCACCGTCCGGATCCCAATCGTACATATCGGCGATTTCCCCATCTTCGCCGTATTCTACCGTGATTTCCCCGCTGGCCACAAAATATTCTGCCGCGTTAATATATGGAATATTCCCATGGCCGCGGAAATGCCAATACGTATTATGACGTTTTTCAATGTCATAATACGCTTCATCGCGCGAGAAATAAATTTTTTCTACGTCTTCATCGCTGTTTGCGTCGGGTAATTCCATTAAGCGACTTTTGCTCATGTCTTTGATTTTTTTGTAATCCCAGTGGGCTTCCGTGTTGGCGATAATTACCGCCCATGCCTTAACTTTTTTGTAGCCTAATTCCATTTTCTTTCGCTCCTTTTCTACCACTTAAATTTACCACTCTTGCGTATCCATCGGCGCGCACGTCTGACCATATTATCATATTCCTTGCCCGCATGGTCACTCCTTGGGAGACGTTCGCCCCATTTTTTCATCAGCGCGTACCACTGATCCATGTGGTAATGCTGCACTACGTCCTGACTCCTGTTTATGTACCGCCAATATATCGCGTTAACCGTTGACTCGGGCCACGGAACTTCATCCGGGCAGAGCGCGGTATCTGTAAATGATGGCACGGCGAACACAAAATCATGGTATCCGCAGTCATGCAGTCTCGCCAAGGATGACGCGATAATCGTGTCCGTGGTGTCAGCCCAGAACCAATGGTGACACCATACCATGGCGGCCACGTAGTAGCCGCCGATATATTTTAGCCCATCCCCGTGGTTAGTAAGCGCTAGCCCCTTACGGATTAGGGCTTTCATCTCCTTCGGGTGAGCGCGCGCCCATGCCAGGTGCCGCGCGTGCTGCTCCTCCTTGCTTTCGAAAATTTTGCTAAACATGCCACTCTCCTTTCTGAAATAGGCGGTCATTACTGCCGCCTTAATTATACCACCTATCAAAAACCATATTTGTCATCGTAGCACAATGACTCAATCCAGGCTATCACTAAGCCTATGCCCATGAGCCACTGGGCTTTATACAAAAATGTGCCTACCACTACGGGGTCGGCGTAGTGGGATAGCACCCAAATACATGCCGCCACTCCCCAAAAAGGGGAAGCGGCGATAAGTGATGCTCTCAGCCGCTTGCTCATCATCTCACCACCCTTCCGAGACGGTCCGTCTTCTCGTAACTGTAGTAGCTCCCGTCGCCCACCACGATGGAGTCGAGCAGGGCAACATCCATAATTTTCCCCTTGCGGTAAAGACTCTGGGTCATATCATCATCCTCGGGGGACGGGGCCGGATTCCCTGACGGGTGATTATGCACAACAATTATTGCGCTGGCGTTATAGCGCATAGCCCATCTAAAGATGGCTCTATCGTCCACCTGCGCACTCCAAGAGTCGCCGATGGAGATTTCTTGCACTCCAATTAATTTATTTTTCCGATTAAGATACGCCACTGCAAAGTGCTCTTGCTCCTCGTATCTGTACCTCTCTATAAAATAGCGCGCCACGGCATCGGGCATGCTGAAATCCTCCATTTCTTTCTTTGCCTGCGCGATAGAGAGTCGGCGGCCAAGCTCTACGGCGGCGGCAAGTTTAATCGCCTTCGCCTTAGTCAGGCCAGCGCGAACCAGGTCGCGCCAGTCGGCAGTGGCCAAGCAGAGAGCTTCCCGCCCTTCTGCGCCGTAGGCGGCCATTGCTTCCGCCGCCTTAGCGGTTTCCCCACCGATGATGGTGGAGACCAGCTCTTCCAGACTAGCTTTCTTTGCGTCTGTGTTTGTCATGATTTCTCCTTTCTGAAAAAGAAAAAATGAATGGAAGGGGACCGGTAGGCCCGATTCCCAAGGAGCCGTTAGTGGAGTGACACTGTGACTTCCGCCACCTCATCAGTCCAGCAAATGTGGATGCCCAACACATCCTTATCGAGCACCCACGATAATTCGGGCACCTTGATAAAGTCATCCGCGGGTGTTTTTATGCCCATTTGCATCAGCCTATCCAAGTGTGACGGACGCTTACTGATCAGCGCCACCACCGCGGCGAAGTAGCCGCCAGCTACGGTTTTTTCTCTCGCCCATCGGGCAAACATGCCCATAATTTCTGCTTGTCATTTTCTTTGTCTCCTTTTCTTGACCTGTCTCATCAGTCACGGTAGGTCATCCCCGTGAGACGGGCTAACGCCCGTTTCGACTCACCAATCAATGGTAATTAGCCCCCTCACCTCGCGAGGCATTCCGCTACGAACGCTTTGCCCTCGCGCTCTTCACGCTCCTTTTGGAGCGACAAAAAGCGCCAATCTCGCTCCAATGCGACGTCCGCCAGCATAACCAGCGGGGACGAGCGGCCGTCGCGATATTCTGACCCGCAGACCCAGTCACCCGCCCACTGGCGGTTGCGGCGGCGGTAAACTAACGCGCTGGAGTTTGCGTCCCCGTAGTGGCAACCGCCACTACACCAACCGCTTGTTGCGGCGATGATTTGGCCGTCTTTGACAACGGCCAAAAATCCGCGTTGGAAGTTAAACCCGCGGATTTTGCGGGGGCGATTGAATTTGATAATGGAATACATGGCGATACTCCTCTCTCCCCCCCCCGAAGGGGGGCACACATATTAAATTATGGATGGGGTGGGGCTGATGCGCTCAGCCCCTTAGAAGCGTTATACTCTGTGGCACTTTGCCACAATTTCTTTTATTTCGTATTCCGCGCCTTCGTGGTCGAGGAATACAGTCCCGCGCAGACGGTCGACTTCCGCACCCGCGGCGAGATAGCCGCCGATATAGGCTTTTACTATCTTCCCCGCTAACACCCCAAGTATTGCTGGGGGAAGAATCTCAAGCTCTTTTGGCATGTCTGCAATCGCACTGCCAATGAGCTCTACCGCGGTAAACACGCCGCAGTTTTCGGCCCCGTAAATTCTGGCCATTCTTATGATTTCGCTTTTGGCAAACTCCATTTCTTCCTTCCTTTCCCCCCCCCCACCTCGGGGGGGCTACCGTGGGATATTAGCAATCCCACCAAATATCATTTTTAACCCACGGGTCAATCTCGACACCGATTACCACGTGGGATATTTCATCCTCAACCGTCTGTACCTCAAGGGCACTTCGACTCACAAGCCTTTCGAGCTTTGACGGTGTCAAGGTCGGGTCAAAATCATTGCGAATGGTCTCGATTGAGACCTCCTCATACTCTTGCTCGGCCTGCTCTGCGAGGTAGCGGTCAAATTCATCGAGTCCGACGTAGCTAATCATCCCCAGCGCATCAACCATGATGTCGCATTCGTCACCGTCCATGAGGGCAAAACGGTCTTCATCGCCCATCCCATTCATGCACACGATGAGGGCGATTTGTTTATCGTGTGCCTCGACCATAGCGACGTTTCTCGCCGCCCACTTACTCTTTGAGCACACCTCTTTTATGTGCTCAAATTCCCAATTGTTAGCGTCACTCTCCCACGTAAAGTGGGAGAGTCGATAATCCAAAATTTCTGCAAATGTCATAATGTCATATTGACTCCTTTCTGCCTTTCGTCAACTACTGTTTTGCTGTCGACAACATGGTATCACGAGTTGGCGGGGTGCGTCAAGTACCTTTTTGATGTTTTTACAAAAAAGTTGATTTTGACAACGGCTTAAGCGTTGTGGTAATATGAGTTTAGCTCGATAATATCGGCGTTAAGGGGGTGATGACATGGACGCAAAAAAAATACATCTAGCCATTAGATTGGCCGTGATGCAACAGGAGACGAGTGAGACCAAGCTTGCCCCATTGGTGGGCATGACACAACAGGGGCTTAACCGTAAGCTCCGCACTGGGTCGCTACGTGCAGGGGAGCTATTGGACGTACTCCACACGCTGGGCTATAAGGTCACGGCCACCAACGGCGATGACGCGATAGACCTGTAGTATACCTTATAGGGGTAAAACCGGACGGCATCAAAAAAACGGCAAATCTCCCGCATTTATCGGAGTTTTTGCCGTTTTTATGTGGTATAATGATAGGGTAAGATGATAAGCCGCGGACGCACGCCACATGGCGGGGGCGTCCTTTTGTATTGGGGGTGATAGAGATGGGAGCGACTAAGTACACCAAGTGGGAGACCGCCGAGGGATTGGCGCAGATTAGGCAGTGGGTCAAAGACGGTAAGAGTGATAGACAGATTGCGGAGTTGATGGGGACTAACAAACAGGTGCTGAGCCGTTGGAGACGCACAAGACCGCTAATAAGGGGAGCACTAACGCGTTTGGTCACGGTAGACGGTAAGCGGATAGACTCACACGAGCTAGACCACGGCGGGCCGCGGAGAAAGGTGGATAACGTTGCTATGCTACAAGCTAAGATAGATACATGGCTAGCAGAGTGCAAGGAGAGGGATATCCCACCAACCAAAAGCGGCCTATGTCTGCTATTAGGGATAAGCAAAGACATGCTCCCCGACTATCTCAATGACCAAGAGACCGCCAGTACTGTTTACATGCCTGACCCACTGACGCAAAAACTGCGCCCCGTTACAGTTGCCCTAATCCTAAAAAGAGCCGTTTTGGCGATTGAGCACGCACTGGAAATACGCATGTTAACGAGCAAATCCAACGTGGCGGGCGTGATATTTGACCTCAAAAACAACCACGGGTATGCGGACAAATCGGAGACCGTAAGCACTCAGACCATCACCAAGACCACCGATGAGAGCGAGATAGACGCGCGGATAGAGGAGCTATTGGAGCGTCAGGAGCGAGCTAGACCCTTCCAAAAGGGCAAAACTGGATAGATATGCAGCGATATGCATAAAACTATCATACAACCGCGGGGTTCTACCTCACTTCCTTGCATACTCATGCAGTCGCCACCTTCACCATGCCCCTGACCCACCACCTCACCCACCGACTGGAGACAGGAGGCAGGAGAGAGGAGCGAGGGACAGAGCGTCAATGATTCATCACGGGACGGGCTAGGCGTAGGAGCGCGAGGGATAGGGGGGGATAACCACTAGCCGTAGGGTGGTAGGAGTCCCAGGCATACAAGATGGGGTAGGGGAGAATAGGGTACCCATCAGTAAGGAATCTATTAAATATCACCAATCTCTCGAGCTCCATCAAAACAAAAGGAGTCCCTACTCGGACAAAGCCAAAAGAAAGCCGGCTCGTCCAGTAGCCAAAATATGGTTTCCAGAAAAAATTAAAAAAACAAAAAAAGGAGGTTCACATGACCACAGGTATTAAACTCATCGAGACATATGACCACGATGATTTTTGCAGTCAGCTTTATGACACAGTGCAAGCTTACGAGAGCGAAGGCTATACCGTAGACGTTCGTCCGGAAGTAAAAGTTGAACGCGTGTACAACGAATTTAACAACGCCGTAGACCATAGCAAGCATCTGTACATTGCGCTTGTACTTGCAAGCAAAGCAAGAGCAAAGAAGGCACAGGCATGAATGAATTTATAGACGCAGGTATCGCAAGCGTAATAATGATTTGCGTAACATTTTGCAGTTTTCTATTGTGGAGATAAGCATGAAGAAGATAGAAGAGCTTATAGACGCGTTTAATGAAGATGTTCAGCTAGGCTTTGTTATAGGCGTGGTTGCTACATGCTTTATATTCACGGTGACGAGCTATGCTAACTAAAGCAGAGAAGGAAGAGCTGCTAACGCTTTTAGAAACGCGTGCGTGGAAAGATGACACATGGGCGTTTGTTCGTGGAGCTTGTCTAACGATGGACGAAGCGGACGAAGGTAAGGTTAAGAACTTCCCTGACAAGGAATACTTAAAGCGCATCTGCCACCTTGCAGAGAACGAAAAAATTCTTTGTATTCCAAAGTCACGCCGTATGATGATGACATGGTGTTGCCTTGCTATCTGTTTGTGGGAAGCGATGTATCACGAGAATCAGACGATATTCATACAGTCGAAGAAGTTTGACGATAGCGCATATCTGATGGGCGAAAGCCGTTTGATGTTCATGTACAATAACCTTCCCCATGGAAGACACCAATTCCCGAAGGTGTCGAAAAAGATAAGCTCCGAGAAGGGTTATAGCTTTATTCGTTTCAGCAACGGCACAACAATATTCGCCGTAGCAGAAGGCGCAGACCAGCTCCGACAATATACCGCGTCCCGTGTGTATTGCACAGAAATGGCGTTTTGGGATAACGCAGAAGAGACGTGGATGGCACTCCGCCCTGTCATTCAAGGTGGTGGGCGTATCTTGATAGATAGCTCCGCAAATCCGGGATTCTTCTCTAAAATCGTAAATGAAAACATTAACGGCATAGAGGAAGACCAAGCGATTGAGACGCACGAAGAAATCAAAGGCTTAACAGAGTACCGTAGAAACGGTGCATATATAGCCCGTGTGCATTACACTGCCGACCCGGATAAGCGAGACCCGGCATGGATAAAGGAGCAGAAAGAAGGCTCTACTGCTGCGGGGTGGGAACGAGAATATGAAATCAACTGGGACGTATCGCTTGAAAAGCCGTACTATCCTGAATTTAGATATGACTACCATGTAGCGTCTAGCCCGCTTAGACCGGATAATCGTAGGCCGTTGGAGCTTGGCTTTGACTATGGTTTGACGCCGGCTACACTCATTTGTCAGACAACGGCGAAGGGGCAGATACTTGTACTTAGAGAGTGCCAGTCATGGGATGTAGGCATGAGAAACCACGCTAAAGCATTGAAAGCAGATTTAGCGGCGTACTACTACGGCTTTGCTATGAATTGCGTAGGAGACCCGGCAGGGAATCAGCGTTCACAAGCAGACGAAAAGACCGCCAATCAAATCCTTAGAGATGATTTTGGGTGGTATGTTCAGCCCGGTGCACTCTCTCAAACAGAACGCGCGGAAGCGGTACGGTGGTTCTTAACCAACATGACAAGTGACGGAAAGCCAATGCTCTTGATTGACCCGTCCTGTACATGGATCATTCGTGCATTAACAGGTGGATACCACCGAAAGAAAGTAGGGGAACGGTTACTTGATGAGCCGGATAAAAATGAATACTCCCATATCATCGACTGTCTTGCTTATGTGTGCGCTAGGATATACTCGCAGACTAAAAATCCCTGGCAAAAGACATGGCAAGAAGCGAGGAAGAAAGGGCGTATCCGTAAGTGGGGGACAATGTAATGGAAACTGATGCAGTCATGGCACTTGCCCCCAAAGGGGATGAAGTAAGCCTAAAGACCTTAAAAGAAAAGGAAATAGAGAAGATAATGAAGGCAGTCACTTCCGGCAAGGAAGCGGCGGATAACTATTACAAATCTACTCTTGAGCCAAAGATTATAGAGCGTGAAGAGATTTACAACGCAGGTAAAGACCACTACCGCCGTAAGTTTAGACGCTTGTCTGAAATGTCTGATTGGGTATCGAGAGATGTTAAGACCTCTATCGACTGGATTATTCCACAGTTGATGGAGGTTTTTACAGGTTCAGATAAACCGATTTCCGTGCAGGCTAGAAACATTGAGAAGATAGACGCAGCGCGGAAAACGGAGCTTCTCATGCAGTATCAGCTTGATACAAAGAATGACTACACCACCTTTTGTAATGACATATGGACAGACTCTTTGAAACTTAACTATGGCGTTGCAAAGGTTTGGTGGCGGCATGAAGAAGAACATGTACCGATGCAAATCATGATTAGCCCAATGGACTACGGCGTGATGAACCAGCTCTCTAATGCTGCTGCTGCCGGCGATGTTATCGTAACGAAAGTCAAAGAGGTAGATGGCGGCTATTACAATATCGAATACGATGAAGTGCATGTGACGGAAAACTATCCCGTCATAGAGAGAGTACCGCCTTCTGAATTTAGATTTACGCCGGACGCTTCCAGTATCAATGAGTGCAAGTTTGTAGCCCATCGAAAGATCGTTAAGGGCGACTACTTGAAGCGCAAGGAAAAAGAAGGCGTGTATGAGAATGTTGATGAAGCGTTGGAGAATACAGGCGATACAAAGTATACGCAGTATGACACCATTCATAACCGTGGGTTGAACACTACGGCGTATCGTTTGAGCGATTCTGATAATGCTTCTAAAGACGTTGAGCTTTATGAGTGCTATGTCGATGTAGATTACAACAACGATGGCATTTATGAAAAGCTTATCGTCCATACCGTAGGGGATAGCGAAGTACCGCTAAAGATACAGAGCAATGAATTTGGGCGTGTACCGTTCTTTGTTAATTGCTCCGAACGTGACCCGCAAGTCATATTTAATGAGAAAGCGGGCTTTGCCGACATTATCGAACAACAACAAGACTTGAAGACTGCCGTTATCCGGCAGATGATAGTCAACATTGCAAGGTGCAACAATCCGCAAATGGCGTTTGACCAAGCGAATGTAGATGTAGAAGCACTCATCGATAATGAAGACTTAGTACCGACCAACGGCACGCCAAGCAATCTCCTGTATCCGATTGCTACGCCGCCTATGAGTTCTGCCACTATGAGCCTTGTAGAATACTCGCAGAACGAAATAGAAGCGCAAACAGGCTCTACCCGGTACAATCAAGGCCTTGATAGTTCGTCCTTGAACAAGACTGCTACAGGCATAACAAGTATCATGGGACAAGCAGAAAAGAGACAGAAGAACATGGCCCGGCTTTCTGCCGAGAATTTCTTTAAGCCGATATTCCGTTTCCTTATCCAACTAAACCAACTGTTCGGAAATTCAGAAGAATTGCTTCGAATAGGTGACAAGAATGTCTCTATCTCCAAAGCAGACATAGACGTTGATTATGACTTGATTCTGAATGTCGGACAAGGTGCCGGAACGAAAGAAGCAAGAATCAACTATCTCATGGTATTGATAAACCAGATTTATCCCGTGTTCGCTCAATACGGCATTGTCGATGAAAACAGTTGGTACACTGCCGGAAAGACACTGCTTGAAGAAATGGGCTTGATGAACGCTGAAAAGTCTCTCATAGATCCGACAAGCGACCAGTTCAAACAGGCGCAGGCGCAGAGACAGAAAGCACAGATGGCAATGATGCAAGCGCAGCAACAGGCAGAAGTGGCAACGAAGAAGGCTATCGTGGACGCGAAGGCAGCCGCCGATATAAGAAAGAGCGGTATCCCGAAAGTGTCCGCAGGTATCAACGATTTGCCGCCTGATGCTATAGCAGAGATTTTGAAGAAGATGGGATTACCTGCTAGCCCACGCGGTATGGCTTTGAGGGAAAATAATGACCAAGTTGGAACGTGAGAAACGCTTGCAAGAAATGGTAAAGAAAGGAGACAGGGCGGAAACCCTGTCTGAATTTCTTGCCGCCTTTGTAGAGTCTGAAAAAGAAAAGACGCTGAATGAATTACTCAAAACATCAAGACCACCGGAAGCCGTAAGGGCAGAGCTGAAAGCAACGATGAGACTTGTTGAGTACATTAACGGCATTATACAGTACGGCAAACTAGCCAAAATGAAACTAGAGGAGCTTAACTAATGGAAGTAGAAAATACACCAATTCAATCCGCGCCGGCAGAAACCACTGCCACAGAAGCACCACAGAGCGAAGCACCTTCTTCGCGACTGGGCCTTCGTGTAGATGAACGCACTGGCCGTAGAGTGGTAGAAAACATTGGCCACGATGAACCGATGGTGCATGTAGGGGAAGAACAACCGATTGAGAAAGCGCAAGAGGAAGTACCCCAATCGCAACCCCAATCGCAACCCCAATCGCAACCAGAGCAACAACCACAATACTATAGCCCGGCAGAAATGTCTTTGGCGATGCAGCTTGGCAATGTAGACGAAAGTCGAATACCGCCGCAATATCAGCCACAGTACATGGCCTTGAAACAGAAAGACGCACCGCCGCCACCGCCGCAAAAGAGCGAAGCAGAATTGCGTACAGAGTTCCTTGACGCAGTTAATGCCGCCGCTAAAGAAAAGGCGATGAAAGACCTCGACATTACAGAAGATGAGCTTGCTTTGGGCGAGTTCTCCGATGACGAGGAAATCCAAAACAAAGTAGCCCGTTATAAGACTGCACTTGAAATGGCACGCAGTCAGATAATACAAGGCTATAGCGAACAAGTACGTGTGGAGCAAGCGAAGCTCCAACAGGAAACCGAATTTAAGAAGGGCGTGTCTGACTGGATAGATGAACAAAGACAGGCCGAACCGCACTTTGATGAAATCGGCTTCTTCATGCAAGAGCATTACAAGAGCATGCCATATGAAAAGGCGGCCACCATCGCTCCTGCTATGGAAAAGGCGATGAAAGGCCAGCTTGACCCGCAAACCGCCGATATAGTCAAAGCGTACTATGATGACTGCCGTAAAGAATTTTACGCAAAGAAAAACGGTACTTCTACCGTGCCGACTGCGCGCTCCCCTAGAGTAGAACGCCACGGCACAGGCCAAGATGTAACAAAGCCGATCGACTATGCCGACCAGCTTAGAAACGCGCCCGTAAGAGATAGAGCAAAGATAGTAGAAGCATGGCTCGGCTCTATGAGGGGCAGATAAGCACACACTTCCGTGTGTTTATATACATTTAAATTCCTGTAGTTAGCACCAAGGAGGAAAACCAATGCCACAGGATATAACTCGAAATTTGGGACCTTCCAGTTCCCAGAGCGTCACCTACGAATCCGTAGGCCAAGCGGAAGACTACTCTCCGATATTGTATAATATCGACCCGACTTCCACTCAAATTCTCTCCCGCCTTCCCGAAGGCAAGCAAGTCACCGCGACCGACACCATGTGGATGACCAAGCGCCTTGAACCGCCGAGTGAAAACGCCCACCTCGAATTTGAAGAATACAAATATCAGAAGGTAGGCTCTATCGAAGGTCTGAAAAACTATGTTCAGTTCTTCCAAAACACTGGCCTTATATCTGATGTTCAGCGCAAGGTGAAGAAGATTTACAATGTTCCGCAGGGCGATGCACTCTCGGAAGCAAAGACTGACGCTTTCACCAAGCAAGCATTTGATATTGAATACGCACTCATCACCAACGATAAAGCGCGTATGGGCGGAGAAAACACTGCACCGTTGATGGGCGGCGTACCGTACTTCATGGATTTGGATACTCTCGATGTAACTGCTGCTACTTCCGGCGTATTCACCACCACCGAAGAACATAACCTCAAGACCGGCGACTTCGTATATTTTATTGCGACCAAAATCCCGGCAGGTATGAAATCCGGTGCCGTGTATTATGTTCGTGTAGATGACACCAATCCAAAGACCCAGTTCACCATCTATGACAAGATTCAAGACGCAGTACGCGGCGATGACACCGTAACTACGCAGGTTAAACCGACTGATGCAGGTACTAAAGTACAGATTGTAAAATCCAATGTTAAGTCTCTCGGCGGCACTGCACAGTACACCCTTGATGACATTGATGACGTTATGGCAATGGCAGCTAACCGTGGCGGTAAACCGACTGACGCTTACATGTCCATGGAAAACAAACGCCGTTTCTCCAAACTCGTATCTGCTATGGCTACCACTCAACGCCAGCCGAAAACCCGTTACGGTTCCGAAGTCGCTGACACCTACGAAACTGATGGTGGCGTAATTACCGCTCACTCTCACCGTATGTACAACTCCGACCGTATCGACATTTATGACTTTGACTATTGGGAACTGCGCTACTTCGAAAAGCCGCATGAAGTTACTGGCTTGGATAAGACCGGCACCTATGACAAATTCGTATTGGAAACCAAGCTGACCCTTCAAGCATCTCAACCGAAAGCGTCCGCTTCTATTATTGGTATTAAGCGCTGATAGCGCGAAACCAAACAGGGGGTTAAAAGGCCCCCTGTTTTTTATTATGGAGTACGATAAATGATTACTAAGCAGGAATTGCGATTAGAAGACGATGGCACTGTCAGATTGCGGAATACCGTTGATGTATCGAGAGCCATTGAACAAGCAAGAGAATATAACGAAATGGGCATGGGGAACGGCAAGAATGGTTATATGCTTGGCGTAATTCCGGAAGAGTTCTACCAGTTTGACCCTTGGCTCAAAGAAGCAATGGCGCGCAAGCGAGAAGGGGACATGGCAGGATACACCACCTACATGCTGAAATTCTTTAAAGTACACCAGGCACTGGCCGTGCACCACAAGAAATGTATGTGGCACGGCTACGCAGTGCCGATTATAAAGCGAGATTCCGAGCCGGCAAGAAAACCCGCCGCACTGGAAAAACTGATGGAGACAATATGATAGATGTTAAAAACCTAGTCCACTCCGTCCGCTACAAGCAGAAAGACCATAACGAAGTTAGGTTCTCTGACTACGATATAATCCAATGCCTTAATGAAGCGATCCGCTATATTAACCGTTCCTTTGCCCTAAAGAACAGTGACTTCCTCGAGAAAGAGAAGTTCTACCATCTGAAAGAGATGAACGAGGAAATCGATAAAGAAAATGAAAGCATCAAGGACGAAGAGGATAAGAAACCGCACCTTGACTACAAGGACGGTTTTGACTTGCCAGATGACCTTCTCTCTATCGTTTCCGTAGTCACTACCGCTATGCGGTATCCCTTGCACCCGTGTAACGCACAGAAAAGACCGGCATGGCATGAGTTCAAAGTCATCAACGGTAAAATCTATGTGCACGAAGATGTGGATTTAATGTATCGCTACTCTATCGGCGCAGTAACGATGGAGGATACCATAGAATTGCCGGACATATTCACCGACCTTTTGGTAAAGCTCACGGGCATGATACTGAATCAGAATCCGCAAGAGGACATAATGGCAGAAGCCAACAAGAGCCTTGCGGAAGAATTGATACCCGTTAGACGCTATGCCAATAGACGAGTATTCCCTGTATGGAGGGTATGATGAAAGTAAAGACCGCTATAGCAAGATTGAAATCAGCGACCCATGATATTTCAGATGAATACTCAACGGACGCATGCCTTGAATTTATAAACACGGCGATACAACAAGTGGCGAGCCTTTTGATAAGTGCGAAATGGCCTGTACTTACAAGGGAAGTCATCATTAAAGATGGAGACAAGCTCCCCCATAACTACATGGGCGCATGCGGCACCTATCCCCTTCGCATGACCGCAAACGAAGCAGTCATTACAGACGGGAGTGATAGCGTGCGGTTTAGATACTTCGCTACGCCGGACGCAGTAGAGGAAAATGACGATTTGCCGTTTGACCACGAAGCAATTAATGCGGTTATATTGCGGAGTGCCATACTGCTTGCTTTGAACGAGAATGAGTATGATATATCGCAAGATAGCTCCATACTTAGTACCTTGCAACAGGCTATAAGCGCGGGCATGTCATGAGTGACATAGAGAAATCGTACATAGAAGCACCGGACCTTCCTAACATAGTACAAGGTGATGGCCGCTATCTCATGACGCAGTTAAGGCGATACCTAGCGGCTATGGCTGAACAGGTAAACCTTGCGAACGGATTTAGCGCAAATGAAGAAATAGGCACATCGGGATTGTCCCCGCCCGCCAACTTCACCTTGACCTTCTCTGTAGAAGGCGGCGTGTTTAGGTGGTCTGATCCTTCCTACTACAACAAGCTGGCATGGTATGAGGTGCGTACCAATACCGCAGTGGGTACGCAATCGGGGCTATTGGAACGAACCGTAAACAACTACTCTACGGTTATGCCGACCAACTCTACAGGCACGGTATACCTTTACGCAGTCTTGCAAGACGGTACGGCATCCAACGGTTCAGCACTCAACTATAGCAAAAAGCGTCCCGAGAAACCGCAGGATATAAACCTTTCCAAGAACGCACAAGGTACGCTGATAAACTACACCTTTATCCCTCTCGACTGCATAGGCGCACATATCTATGTGAACGGCATTATGTACGAAACGCAGGATAACTGGTTCTTGTACACTGCTGCCGAGACCATCAACGAGATAGCCGTAGCGTACTATGATAGCTTTGGCGAAGGCGAGAAAGCGTATCTTACATGCGTGATACCGCAAGTTACCGGGTTCTTTGTAGAGCGAAACGGTGCAGTGCTTGACTTCTACTGGAACAGGGTATCCGTAAACGGCGTGAGCTATGTAGTGCGTGCATCTACTACGCCTACATGGGAGAACGGCATAGAGATATTCAAGACAGGCCTTCTAAAGAAGAAAATGGAATATCCGCAAACAGGCGATATTTATTTTCTTATCAAAGCATATGATGCGCACAACAACTTCTCCGATGACGCTACATGGTACTTGCTAAGTACCGTGCAAGACCAACAGAAGAATATCATCGTAGACTTTTATGAGCATGGCGCACGCTACACGGGCAATAAAGCAGGCACTTACTATGACGCAGAAATTGGCGGGCTAAGACTTACGGAAGGTTCATTCCAAGGTGACTACATATCCGCAGGGCATCTCCCGTATGAAGCAAGGGCAAGAAGCTGGGCGGAATACAAAATAGAAGGCGTTGATATATCCGACCTTATCATAGCTGACCTTGACTTCTCCTTAAACGATGATAAGGCATCGACCACCACCATGCTGGGCGGCGTACTTTCTAACCTCGATGGCACGAAAATCACCACCTACATAGCGGACAAGTCGGACAAGACGGACGCGCTCATGGAAGCATCACTGGACGGTTCAACACTTACAACAAGAGATGAAGAACCAACGGAAGCCATACACTGTGATACCTATGAGTATGCACGATGGCTGAAAGGCATAAAGCAGGACGAGCTGACACGCTTGAAATATACACTGGATAAAGCAGTGACTACCTTCTCTCTTACCTTCAATGTGAAGATGGATAAGCTGATGGATCGTTGTACGCTTGCAGCCATAAGCGGCGACACAGATAGCCTACTGGTAGAGTATGACAATGGCTTTTATCTGACAGGCACGGACGGTACTTCTATATTCGTGGAGACTGTACCGCAAGCCACGGACATTATTTCTATTGGCATATCGCAGACGGAGACAGAGCGGGCACTATTCGTAAAAACCTTGAACGCCGTAATCATAGTGGATAACGGCAACACACTTTATAAGACAATCAAAGCACCGCCTGTAGGAGAGCTTACAACGGTGCAGTTTAACCGATGAGGTGAATGATGGAAGATAAATTCAAAGTAAAAGGCGCGGTTACGCTTGTTCTCGAAAAAGCGGACGGTACTTGCATCGCGTCTACTAAAAGCAACATGGTACTGAATGGCGGCATCGACTTCCTTTGCAATGCTTTTGGTTCTTCTTCTCGCCCGGCTATCATGAACTACATAGCCGTGGGCACAGGCACTACTGCCGTGGCAGCCAGTGACACCAAGCTTGTAACCGAAACGCTTCGCAAGGCGGCCACCTACTCTCACACCGCCGGCACTACCAAACTTACACTTGTTTCTACTTTCAACGCAGGAGAAGCTACAGGAGCCTTGACGGAAGCAGGTATTTGCAACGCTTCTACCGGCGGTACATTCTTTGACCGAGTAGTATTCCCGGTTATTAACAAAGGAGCAAGCGATGTTCTGACCGTCACTTTTGAAATAACGCTGACGCGTGCTTGATGTAATCACTACTAAAAAATCGCTCTACCTTGATTTGTGTATCATGCCGATTGATGAAGTCGGTGATACATACATAGATGACTTTTGGGCTTACGAACATCAAATCCTTGATACCTATGAAGTCTTGGTAGGGGAGCGTGCTACTAATACCGCAAACTACAAACGCACGCTATCTGAACCGCTAACGCTCAATGAACTGCTAGCGCAGAACGCAAGCATTGCATGGTGTGAAGGCTTATCCCTTGAGGGAAGCATCTACAACGCGCCGACACTCTACAAGGTGGAAGCAATGACCACCACAGAAAGCTGGCGGAACAATGTAGGTGCAAAGATGGTAGACGGTGTATCGCTGACCGACCTCTTAAAGAAAGGGCAATCGTTCTACATGAGTGAGAAGGTAACGGCTGGCGGTGGAATTATAAACAATCCAAAGCTGAATAAAGCCGATACCATAGCAGTAGGCGAAGCAAGGCACGGCACTGTTGGATTGAACACGGCAGAAAAACTCCTGCTGAACGATCCGATTTATCACGGTATCAAAGTATACAAGAGCGGGACGCTTAACCTCACTGAATCATACTCACGAGTAGCAATCAGTAAACGGCAGTTTGATGAGCCTCTCTCTGTAAACGAGATAGACAACCGCAAGGTAGGCATCACGAAAGCGGAAACTTTCTCCACTGGCGACTTCATCTACAAGACCGGAACACTCAACACGAGCGAGAAGGTGATATTTGCAGAGAAAGACACAAAACAATACAAACTGTTCGAAAACGAAACGCTTTTAAATGGCTCTCTCATGCGTTCGCAAACTCTTTTTGATAGATTTATCAAAGAAATTGTCGGAGCGCAGGAAGGGGCATTTAAATCAGTTTATAAGCCTGTCGCCGAAAATCTTCTCTCGAAAGAGCATGAAATGTCTAAAACGGACAAGAATCTCTTTGAGGAAGTGGACAGTAGCGAGAATCAATCCTGCATTGCGAAATTCAAGCGAGAATTTGCGGAGGAAATCTCCGGAACAGAGCTGGTGAAGAAAACCTATACGCTCTTCGAGCAGGAAGCTGACCTGTCTATATACTCATGTCGAGTTCTTCCAAATCCGTGCGGCGTACTTTCTGATATACGAGTGCAAGACCACGGCATGACATTGAGCGATTTCAATTCATCGATCGAAAGACCATCGGGCTATAATGTATTCTCCGAGTTCAAGGTAGGGGAATATGAGTATCAAGACGCGATGTATCGACTGGTGATAAAGAAATCTAACCTAGCGGCAAATCCACTTGTCTACGATTACAAAATACATGTGGATATAGACGATGTGAAAGACAGAGGAACGGCAGTAATCCCGGCGGAAGAAACGAAGGTTTATTTCAACCGGCACTATTATACCGACCCGGAAGTGGTAGTGAATGTAATAAGCGGTACGGCGGGGGAGATAGTCATACCGTACATTACAGAAGCAAGTGGGGAAGACGATAACGGGCGGTACTTCAAAGTTGTACTAAAGAACGCGAACGGAACAACAGTCGCGGGCACTATTTCATGGAATAGCAATGGGTACTAAATGTTGGACGATAAAACTATTTTCATAATATCGGGTATTTTGGGGATATGGACATGGCTATTCAAGGTGTTTGTCATTGAAGCCCTACAAAAGTCCATAGACCACCTGTCGGAAACCATATCCGATACGGTGAACAAAATACACACATTGGACACTACAGTCCAAAAACACGGCGTGATGCTGACAGACATAAATCACCGTGTGGAGAAGTTAGAGCATGACGAACATAGCTGATCTAATCCAAAAAGTAATGAAGGCAATAAAAAGCAGAAAGCTCAACAAGCCCATTATGAGGGTGCTTTACTTCTATCTGCTTTTTGTTGTTCTCCTGCTTTTCACTTGGTATGGCGCATGGCTTTATTCCTTTTCAGGAACGGGCGAGCCAAACCTTGAGGCCTTATCGAAGTTCATAGTCATAGTGCTAGGGGCTACAGGGTTCTTTGGGTTTATCATGGCTTGCTTTGTAGACAAGAACCATAACGGCATACCGGACAAATTTGAAACTGAATTAACGAAGAAGGCAACCACCGATGAAAAAAGTAATAGACATATCTGATTACTCCGAGAACCTTGACTGGGACGCTATAGCGCAGAACGAGGACGGAGTAATTATAAAGATAAGCGAAGGGCGCACTGCTTCTTCTATGTTTGTGGAGCATGTAGAAAACGCAATAGCCCACGGCTTGGAATGGGGCGTGTACTGCTTGTCTCATGCGCAGACCACCGAGCGTGCAGAGGAAGAAGCGCAGAAGGTTACAGACCTCTTGGCTGACTACGGCGCACCACCGCTTTATGTATGGTTCGACATTGAGCCGGAAATGGCGTGCCGTGTTGATGCCGATGACTTGACTGCTATAGCAAGTGCGTTCGTTTCCGAGTGCAATGCAAACGGTTTTGTTTGCGGTATCTACGGAAACTACACCACCTTGACCACGCTTCGCACTGACTGGCTTGCAGACTATGTGCCGTACTGGTCCGCCGAACCTGGAAGCTATCAGTGTGACTTCAAAGAAGATTATCCAAATCTCAAGGTGAAGATGTGGCAATACGAATTTGATAACACTGACTATGGCGGCGTTGTTGATAGAAACGAATGGTGGGAAAGCTAATGCAAAAATTTTCCGACTTTTCAGAGAATGACCATCTGAATGTAGGAATCCCCAAAATGTATGATGACATTGTTACCGCTCTTAGCAATTCGAGCGGTAACGCTTTCCCCACTGCTAATTTACAGGTGGGCATGACCTGTTATCGTACTGACCTACAGAAAGAGTACAGGCTCATTAAACTAGAGAACGATACACCTACATGGCAAATATGCGATGACGCTAATATTTCTGTTGGCTCTACCGTGTTTGACAGTGCAGGGAATCAGATAGATAAATACTACCTTCCGAAAGAAAGCACGCTGCTGGTGCAGGACACAGAAGGCGATATAGTGATGAGGTGATAACATGGCAGAGTCAAAAAACTTATGCTCAAGAAGTGATGGACTAGATAATTTAGGAAAGAGTGGCAAGGCGTGGAATAATGTGTACGCGAAGCAGGTGTATGCAGAAACTGGGCTATCGGTGGGTGGCACAGACATTTCCAATACCTACTTAAAAAAGACTGATGCAACGAGCACATATCTGACAAAGACTGATGCAACGAGCACATATCTGACAAAGACTGATGCCAACGCTGCTATTCCCACAAAGACGTCCCAACTGACTAATGACTCTAATTATGTAGCTTTTTCAGACGGTAAGGCACTAGAGGTAGGCAATTACATTGACCTTCATACGAACAATGACATGACCTCTGATTACACCTTTAGAATCATGGGAAATGGTACTTTGCGGCTTTCTGGTAGCGCATACATTGGTGTAAACTCTAGTGGGCATTTGATTATCAACGGAAGCGAGGTATGGGTAGAATGAGTGACCTTGGAGCTATCTTTCATGTCAAAAAGAATGGCACACAGTATGACGCTCATGCCTATACAACGCTTGCTGAGTGCCCATATCCGAACTTGAAGATTAAGACTAAGAGTGGCACACAGGCGTATGTTAAGCTGACTACTAATGGTCAAGGTGATGTGCCATTTAGGGTGAAGCCTAAAAGTGAGAGTACAACTTATCAAGTGATTGCTAGTGCAGTACCTACAGGAAGCGCTTTTTTTCAACAAAAAAACGAGTCTATATCCCCGTCAACTTTTACAGTACCGCAAGCCGTCACAAGGTTGAAAATAGTTGCAAAGGCTTATAATGGAAACATAACTACAAGTTATGTAAATGTATCTGCTCAAAGTACATATAAGTTCTACTATCAATACATTTCTGGAGAACATTGGGACCACAGCCAGGCATATTTTGCTGGCGTTCGAATATTCAATGGCTCTAACACAGGCCTAGATAACATCACTGTCTATTGGTCTCCAGCCATCAATGCAGGAACAGGATAAAGATTATTAGTAACAGAAAGGAACAAAGTGATCCATCATGTGTGACTTCAATGTCCCACGAGACAACTTTGGGGCAAGTGCAAAAATGGCACAAGTGTAGTAATTTTCTGCTTTGCTTAACAAGGAGGAAGCTATGTTTGAGAAAATATCTTTTAGCGATTACTTTGATAGTGCAAAAGCAAACGGTATAGAACGAGAAGTGATGCTTGCATTAGAAGCAAGCATGAATGAACTCTTTAACAAGAAGCCGAAAGAATATGAGGGAACTATGCTAGCAATCCACGAACGGATTAATGGCAAGCACTTTGATAAGCTTACTGCCCACATTGGTGTAGAAGGGCTAAAGAATGTAGACGGTACAAAAGGCGCGCACTTCTCCTACGATGAGGTGAGCGCGGCTATCGCAGATTGGTCTTTGACCATTGGTGGCCTTTCACAAGAAACGGTACAGGCTGATATGTACTACGCCGTGAATATGCTATACAGTGATACCTCAAACATTTATGGTAACTCCATTGAACCTTATGCAAAACTCGCCAAGGCCTTGTACTTTGATGATCCGGACATGGTAGATGGTAAACTTTGGAGACAGTATTTAGCTACGGAGGTGTAACTATGAGGCCCGAACGAAGAGAAGTAAAAGAATGGCTCAAAACCGTGGATAGAGAAGAGCTTAACAAAATGCTTGAATCGGCAATCTTCACTCCAGAAGAGCTTAAATATATACATGCTCGCGTTATTGAAGGCAAGAGCTTTAAGCTTATTGCAATTTCAGAGGGCCTATCAAAAGCAGGAATGACAAAGAAAGCCGACAATGTGGCAAGGAAGATGTACAAGGCGTTAAGCAAGAATAAGACGCATTAGCGTAATAGACTTATCGTAGTAATCATAGAGATAACCCATAGAACATACCGACTCCCTGTAGGCGTACAATGTATACAGAAGGAGGAGATAAACATGTATGGTTATGGGTATCCTACAGGATTGTATGGAGCAGCACCGCAAATGCAGGACCGGCTGAATCAAATGGAGCAAGCCTACCAAGTACCGATGCTGCGTGGCCGTGTTGTGACAAGCGTAGAAGAAGCACGAGCTGCGCAGATAGCTCTCGATGGCACACCGTCATTCTTCCCCTCTCCGTCCGAGAAACGAGTGTACGAAAAGTCCATAGGGCTTGACGGTATGCCTGTATTCAAGATGTATGTTTTAGCAGAAGCGAAACAATCAAGCTTAGAAAGTAGGATTGCAGAGCTAGAGAAAGCAGTGTCGGAGATAAGGAGAACAAGCGATGAATCCAATGCAGATGATAGGCCTACTTCAACAATCCAATAACCCCATGGCATTGCTCCAACAAATGGCAGGGGACAATCCATTGATGGGGAGAACCTTACAAATGGGGCAAGGGCGTTCAGTTGACGAGCTGAAAGTAATCGCCAAAAACCTTGCAAGGCAACGGGGCATGAGCGATGCACAGTACCAAGACTTTATTTCTACCTTTAACCTTCAATCCTAGTTGTTCTATAGGAGGATAAGACAATGGGAGAGAGTGGAATAACGCCTGTAATGAATCTCGGGAACAATGAAAATGGTAACTGCTACGGCGGTATGTGGTTCATGTGGCTCATCGTTATCTTCGCTTTGATGGGCGGCAATGGCTTTGGGTGGGGCAATCGTGGAGGGAACGCACTCGCACAAGCTGAAATGCAGAACGGTTTCAACCATCAAGACACCATGAGCCAAATCCGTGGAGTCACCTACGGTTTGTCCGATGGCTTTTATGCACAGAACACCACCTTGCTTAATGGCATAAACGGAATGGAGAAGGCCGTTATGCAGGGGACAAACGCTATTGGTAATCAGATCTCCGAAAATCGCTTCGCCCAGCAAGAAGGCTTTTGCTCCGTGAACCGGAATATCGATGCCGTGAAAGCGGAAGCGTACCGCAATACTTGCGATGTGGTTAACGCCATTCGCTCCGATGGAGAAAAGACCCGCGCGCTGATTGTTGCGAACCAGTTGCAAGAGCTTAGAGATAAACTCGCTGATAGAGATAGAGATTTGCAGACCGCAAACTTTAATCTCTCGCAGGTGGCGCAGACCTCTGCTATTGTTGGCAGACTTAGACCGTATCCGATACCGGCATATGTCACGGCAAGCCCGTATCAGTCTATCACCACGGGAGGAACTACCACCACCTAACCGTTTAAGAGAAAAACGCTCATCGAAAGATGGGCGTTTTCTATTGGAGGAATAATGCAAAGTTATACACCATTAGGCAGTACGGCGACCACCACTTTGAAAGAAGCCATACTGAATCACGAAAACAACATAAACGCTCTTCGCTCTGCTAATAGCGGCACTTCCTTCCCAACGGATAACCTCATAGAAGGCATGCACTGCTACAGAACAGACGAAGGAAAAGAATATATATACACTAACGGCGAATGGAAGGAAATCACCGGGGACTATGTTAAGACCGCCGACCTTGCCACTGCCGTAGAGACCAAAACACTCACTGTCACTGGTGAGACAAGCGTCCCTACTCCTGCGACTACCAATAACTCTACCACCATCGCCAACACAGAATTTGTACACGGCGTGGTGAATGAATTGGTAAACGGCGCACCTACTGCACTGGATACCTTGCAAGAGCTTGCAAGTGCTTTAGGCAATGACCCTAACTTCTCCACCACCATCTTAAACAAGATAGGGGAGAAAGAATCCAATACAGACGCAGCGGTAGAATATGCGGCGATCCGTTCAGAAGCGGCGGCTGCATACGCCACGAAATCTAGCCTTGCGACCGTTGCGACAAGCGGCAAGTACACCGATTTGAGCGGTACACCAACAACCTTGAAGAATCCCGCCGCTATCACTTTTACAGGTGGCGTGTCCGATACTTACGATGGTTCAACCGCAAAGACAGTCGCAATCCCGACTAGTCTTAAAAGCCCTAATGCCCTGACTTTCACTGGGGGCGTAACTGGCACTTATGACGGTTCAGCGGCTAAAAGCGTTGCTATCCCCGTTGTGGATACCGCGCTTTCTTCTACCTCGACTAACGCCGTGCAAAACAAGGCAGTAAACACGGCAATTACAACCATCAACACGAATATTGCGGCGAAAGCTGACACGGCATCACCGACTTTCACTGGCACAGTGACCGCACCAACTTTGACAGTGACCACTACACTCAATATTCCGGGCGGTAAGGTTTGGATAGAATAGGAGAACCCATGCTTAACAAACTAATCAAACTTTTGGGCGGATACACCAAAGACGAATACACGGCGTTAGGAAATGAAAAATCCAAGCTCCAAGACGATTTGGACGCAAGCGAAAGATATTTCAATACGCAAGCAAAAGAACTGGACGATATATCCGTTGAAATGGGCGAACAACTTGCGACCATCGCCCAACTCAACACTGACTTGCAAGGCAAGAGTGCAACCGTATCCGAGCAAGCAAATAGAATCCTTGAACTGACCAAAACAATCAGCGAGCAAGAGGAAACTATAGCCAAGCTTAAAACGGGCGCAACGAAATTTACCATTTGCGTTGATGGCGGGAAAGTGTGGATAGAATGAGCGAGCTTACAAAGAAACTCCATATTCTCAAAACGGGCGGCACAGAAGAGGAAGTGACGCTCTATGATTCCACCGATGATTGCGAAGAACCGTATCTCTCTTTTACTGTTGACGGGGCGAACGCCTATGCCAAACTGGGGGAGACAACGGACGATAACGCAACTAGTTTGAGGATATACAGAAATAGCGATAAGGCAACATATGCGGTATTAGCGGAAGCCACACCAGCCGTTATTATTGATGATTTATTTACTCAAATAGTAATGCGAACTGTGACGGAA